TCGCGAGCGTTATTCATTCGGTTGGTCAGACTTCCGAGCGGTATATGGTTCGCCTGGTGCTTAGGGGAAACCCGCAGTACTAAAGGCTTTAGCTTTTAAAGGCTCCTTCGGGGGCCTTTTTTATTGTCTGCTTTAAAGAGGTAGTTAGGGTTTTGCCTAGGTGCCCATTATTGTGTTACCTGTTTCAAATAATACTGATTATATAAGAGATGCTTTTCTACCCTAGAATGCTAAACCATTTTCTAACAGATACATATAAAGACAGGAAATGGTATATAATGGTTTTAAAAAGGAGAGTTGTGGCTAAACTAAGAAAAACGACAGTATGCTGGAAGCAAGAAGCTAAAGAAACACATAGGGACAGATATGACTACTCTACCTCTATTTACACAGGATATAACAAAAAGATATCCATCATCTGTAAAGAGCACGGTAGGTTCGAGCAGGCGGAGAATAACCATAGAAATGGTGCTGGTTGTCCTAAGTGCGGGGCAGTAGCGCGTCAGGATAAAAGAGCACATACATGGGCTACTTTTATAGATAAGGCATTATTAGTACATGGAGATAAGTATACCTACATAGAAAAAGAGATATATAACTCCAGAACTGAGGTGAGTATAATATGCACTGACCATGGGGTGTTTGAGACTAAGGTATGTACGCACCTCGCAGGGCAAGGATGTCGCGCCTGTGGTTATATCAAAAACGGTAAACGCTCTATGTTGGGTATGGAGGAGTTCTTAGATAGAGCTAAAGAGATGCATGAAGGTATCTATAAATATGTAGGTAACTATAGTGGGATGCATACTAATACACGTATAGAGTGCAAAAAACACGGTGTGTTTAGACAAACACCGCATAACCATCTAAAGGGAGCAGGGTGTCCTAAATGCACTAAACCTGTTTCTAAGGGCGAGTTGGAGTTAAGAGGCTTTCTTAAGTCTTTAGGGGTTGTAGTTACAGCAAATACACGAGAAGTTATACCTCCATTAGAGATAGACATGTATATGCCTGACCAGAACTTAGCGGTAGAGTATAACGGACTATGGTGGCACAGAAAAGAGCTCGTTGGGGATAAGACCCTAAACAAGTATCAGCTATGTGTAGATAAAGGTATCACTTTAGTGCAGGTTTTGGAAGATGAGTGGGCCAATAAAAGAGAGATAGTCAAGGCTAGACTGTCTGCTATGTTGGGTAAGTCCACTAGGGTATTTGCTCGAAAGTGTGCTATCTATAACCCAGACATTCCAAATACCCGTAAATTCCTAGAGAAGCATCACATACAGGGGGCAGGTAACACTTTAAAGTATTCATATGCATTAGAGCATGAGGGGGAGACAGTAGCAATGATGACTTTCTCAAAAGGGCGATTTAACAATAAGGGGTGGGAAGTTCTACGTTACTGCTCAGTAGGGACAGTAGTGGGAGGACAGTCCAGACTACTTAAGAGGTTTATCCGAGACATACAACCTACTGAACTAGTGTCTTACGCTGATTTAAGGTGGGGTAGTGGGAATTCTTACGGTAAGTTTGGGTTTACTTTAGATAGTATTACACCCCCTGATTACTGGTGGTGTAAGGCAAAGGACCGCATACCTAGGTATAGTATGCAGTCTCATAAGTTAGGTATGCCCGAGGCACAGTACGCCAAGGAAAACGGGTTATTTAAGGTGATGGGCGTAGGGCATAAGAAGTGGAGGCTTGTATTATAGACACTCTACGTAGTATAATAACTATGTGCAATAAGCACACTATATATTCTATAACGGTCGTTATAGAAGTTGACTGATAACACAGGAGAAATACAATGAGTGCAACACACTTTAGTGGACCAGTAGCAGTAGGCTCTGGCAAAATGGAATCTGTTGGCGCGACTAAGACAGTTAGTTCAGCGGACAACGGTAAGGTTTTAGTATTAAATGGCGGTACTGGCGGAGCAATTACGTTGCCAGCAGTAGCTACAGCCCTTAGTGGTTTACAATTCAAGATTGTAGTAGGCGCAGCCTTTTCTACAGACTACGTTATTACGGCAACTACGGCAGTAATTAGTGGCCCTATCGCAGAAGCAGGTGTTATTCAAACCTGTGCTGGAGCAACCACACTTACGTTAGAAGACGGAACAGAAGCAATTGGTGACCATATCGATTTCTTATGTGATGGAACAAACTGGTTAATTAATGGGAACTTCCAAACGGCGGCATCTATTACGGTAGCTTAACAGCAATCGAACTTAAAGGGCTTCTTCGGGAGTCCTTTTTTATTACCTGTAATTAAGTTATAATAACACTATCTTTCAATGAGCGGGCGAAGCCCCTCTTCTCATAGGAGTCAATATGGCAGATTCAGTAACAAGTCAGACTATCATGGACGGTTCTAAGACCGTTGTTATGAAATTTACAAATGTATCAGATGGTACAGGCGAAACAGCGGTAGTAAAGGCAGATGCCTCAGCACTACTAAACGCACCTTCAAAACTTAAAGTTATGCGCGTATGGGCAATGACTAACGGCATGGCTGTTAGTGTGTTGTTCGATGCTACTGCAGATGTATTGGCAGTAGTAGCGCCTGCAGATGAGGCCACACACTTAGACTTTAGGTCTTTCGGGGGGGTCAATAACAATGCAGGCTCGGGTGTAACAGGAGATATCTCATTTACCACCGTAGGTGCTAGTGCTGGCGATACATATAGTATTATCTTAGAGTTATCTAAGTCATAGGAGCAGCTAAGTGGCCACTTCAGGAACTACAGCATTTAACCTAGATGTCTCAGATATTTGTGAGGAGGCGTATGAAAGGTGCGGATTAGAACTCCGTAGTGGTTATGACGCTAAAACTGCGCGTCGTAGTATGAATATCATGCTTCAGGAGTGGGGCAACAGAGGTATACACCTATGGAAGGTAAATAAGACTTCCCAGGCGTTGGTTAAAGGTACTGCCTCATATACTTTAGATGGTAAAGTCATAGACTTGCTAGATGTAAACAGTAAGCGCTCTACTGCAGAGTTATCTATGGCGCGTATCTCAAGAGCGGACTACCATGCCCGCCCTAATAAGACAACACAAGCTAGACCATCTCAATACTATCTGGAGAGAACAAGCACTCCTACTTTGTATGTATGGCCTGCCCCAGAGAACGCTACAGATACCATCGAGTATTACGCGATGGAGAAGATAGAGGATGTAGGCACTAGTCTTAAGACAGTAGATGTACCAACTAGATTCTTACCTGCGTTGGTTGCGGGTCTTGCTTATTACATAAGTATGAAGAAAATGCCTGATAGAATTACACTGCTTAAATCAGTATACGAAGAGGAGCTGACGCGTGCGTTGGATGAGGACAGAGAACGCTCTAGTAGCTTTTTTGTACCTGCTAGGAGACGCCTATAATGGCTAAGTATGCCTCAGGTAAATATGCTAGGAGTATGTGTGACCGCTGTGGTGTAGAGGTAAAATACACTACTTTATTACTAGAATGGACAGGTTTTAAAGTGTGCTCTGAATGTTTCGACGAGAAGTCCCCTTTGGAGTTTCCAGGGAGAACACCTAACGACGCTGAAGCATTAATGCAACCTAGGCCTGATGTAGATGTAGAGGCAAACCAAGGCAATATTGCAGCGACAGACATATCGACAGGGGACACTCCTATTGGTACAATGTTCAGAGGGTTTGAACCCACAGGCTCAGTAAACTCAGTTACGGTGACTATATCATGACATATGCACAATTAGTACAATCTATTAAAGACTGGACAGCTAACTCTGAGACCACCTTCACAGGCGAGATTGATTTTATTATTGAGCTTGCTGAGGTACGTATACTAAGAGACACGGACTTAAATGCAGCCAGAAAAGATGCTACAGCAACCTTGAGTAAGGGAGACGAGTTCTTGTCTATGCCCTCAGGTGCTGCTGTATTACGCTCTTTACAGGCAGTATCTTCTACCGGCGCTCGTACTTACCTCTTACAGAAAGACAAGAGTTTTATGGATGATTATATTTCTGACCGTAGTGTGGAGGGCTCACCTAGATATTATGCACATTGGGATAACGATACTATTTACATAGTACCATCTCCTTCTGCTGATACTACAGTAGAGATGAGTTATACTTATAGACCTAGTGGACTGTCTTCATCTACAACTACTACATGGATTAGCATCAACGCACCTGATGCTCTACTGTATGCGTGTTTGGTAGAGGCATCTTTATTTATGAAAGAAGCACCAGACCTCACACAGAGCTACACTGTTAAATACCAGGAAGCACTACAGAGAGTAATAATAGAAGAAAATTTAAGAAACCGTACCGATGAGTACCGTACACGCTCACTTACATTAGGGGAAGCATAATGGCAATTACACAAGCGCTCTGCAGTTCGTTTAAGAAAGAAATACTTGAGGCACTACATGATTTCAATGCCTCTGGAGGTAATACCTTTAAGATGGCGTTGTACACTTCTTCTGCTAGTCTAAGTGCTACTACTACAGCATACACTACGACTGGCGAAGTAACAGGCACTGGATATACAGCCGGAGGCAACACATTGACCAATATAGACCCTGCCTTATCAGGCACCACGGGTTTTATTGATTTTAGCGATACTTCTTGGACTTCCGCTACCTTTACGGCTAGGGGTGCTTTGATATACAATAGCACTAGTAGTAATAAGGCAGTTATGGTCTTAGATTTTGGAGTGGATAAGGATGTATCTAACGGTACCTTCTCAATCTCATTCCCAACACCAAGCAGTACAACTGCAATTATCAGGGTAGCATAAGCACAGGAGAACAAAAATGGCATCCATTACTTTTTACAACACAGCCACTAAAGATATTTTAGACGGTACAATCGACTTAGATACAGACACTATCAAGGTCTCACTACACTCGAGTACATACACTCCATCAGTAGCGCATGATTTTTATGATGATATAACTAATGAAATGGCGAGCGGCGGTGGTTACACCACTGGCGGCGAAACACTGGCTTCTACGGCAGTAACTACAGTTACTACTAATGATGCTATGTATGACGCAGCAAATGTAACATGGGCTTCTAATGCATCGGGATTTAGTACGGCACGCTACGCCGTGATTTATAAATCTACAGGTACTGATTCTACTTCACCTTTACTGGGATACATTGACTTTGTCTCTAATCAAGACAATGTAAATAACGACCTAACAATCAAGTGGAACACAAGCGGGATTCTTCAGCTAACTACTTAATAAGATAAGAGGATGAACAATGGCAATTTCAAGAAAGTCACCCAATGTAGTCAATGACACTACGCCTCAACTAGGTGGAGATTTAGATGTTA